TCGGCATTTTTTTTTCAACAATATATCCCTTTAATATTTCTATTAATTTTTCGTCTGCTTCATTATCTGAAAATGGGAAACTTTCATTCATGATTCTCTGGTTGTTTTAGCCATTAAAATTGCAATTGATTCATCAAGTTTTAATACGCTATCATTAATCATAGCAATAATTTCCTGGTTCTCTTTATTCTCGCAATCTGAGAGCATAACAATTAACCCTGATAATGATGTTAATGGCTGCCTTAATTCATGAGAAAGAATAAATCTAAAATCCTCTAAAAGTTTCTTTTGCTTTTCAAATTCATAAGACGTCCGGCTAGTAACATCAACCAGCGGAATTCCAATAAAATGGAATGATTCAATTATATAATAAATGTTCCAAAGTACCCACCTGGAAGATCCTGTTTTTTGTTTTGTTTTAGCATATAATCTAACCGGCAACGGGCCAATTCTTTTAGCCCTTAATATAGATTCATTAAAATCCTCTATATCAGTCTCCTCCGCCATCAAATCAATAAAGTTTTCCGGCCTTATGTGGCTAGTATATTCTTTATATAATTCATTTCCACTTATTATTTTGGTGGACTTATCGCTAACTAAATAAATTATATCAATTGAATTTTTAATTATATAGCGGGCAGACATGATTAAGTAGCAATTATTTTGACAAAATTAATAATCTTATTTTGTAAATCATTTCATACCAATCATTAAATGATTTAATTAAATATGCCACTGTAAAGGCTGCCATCAAAGAAGCAATTAATCCGCCGGTCAAATCATTCATTTCGGCGCATTCATTAATTAATTCTTTTTTAGGGTGGATAGTTATAAATTCTGAAGCCAACCTATTATCTCCTTTGTATAAATGTTTCAAATCAGTTAATTTAATTGTGTCAGACTCCCTAAAAGTAATATTTTTTTGATCAACTGAATGATAATTTATTTTAACAATTTCTTTTTCGGCCTGAATTAATTGCCCATTAGTTGTAAAATAATAATTAAAATGCGGGTCTAATTCAGTATTAGCAATATCAAAATTGTATTTAGTTATTCCTATTTCATTACTTGGCACAATAGCATGCTTATGAGTATGCAATTTGCATCCTTTGCCCATTACGCAAACATTGTCCAGTGTATAATAAACATTTGTTGAGTCTTGATTATCGGGGCTCATTTGGCAAGTTTTTTTCTTTCGGTTTCCAAATCCATTTTAAAGTAATTACGGCCCCAATAATATAGGCAAACATCTCCTTGTCTATTTTTTTTAAAAAGAACAACCAAAAGCCAGCAATTACAGCTGCTGATCCAATTGTGTAATGCCAATATTGAAAAACAACTTCTAAAATATTTTTTAATTGTTTTGAGTCCATCATTGCATTAGCTTTCTAAATTATATTTTACCAATGTTTAATAAATTAGTTTCTATTAAACAAGCGTATACTTTGCACCTATAATTTATTTGCCCCACATTTGATTAAATGAATAAGATGTTTTAATTAGCTTAATAAACTCTTCAAAAGTTAAATTCATTTCATCCAGCATAACAAATGGCTCTGTTTTATGCTTAATCAAATAAACTCCATAGAGCTCCTTAAACGCATCCATTATGCTATGGACTTAAAATATAGCGCGGCCTCTTCTTTGCGCCTTCTAATAAGCCCGTTTGATGGCTTGCCGCTAACATTAACCCATTTATTAAACTCATCTTTAATTGTTAGATCATTTGGATTGAGTTTAATCTTTCTAAGCAATGTTGATCCAGCAAAAGCTCCAGTGCCTAAATTATAAACAAAAGAAACTAAAGCATCGTATTGGTTTTGGTTAATGATTACATTATACAATAATGCAGAAACATTACTTTCATACTCAATAAGATTTACTTTTAATAAATCAATTGCCTGTTCTTTTGATTTTAACTTATCACCTATCCTAACTTTACTTTTATCTGGGTATCTAGTTGTTCCATATCCAATGGTAGCAACGCCTGCAGGGCACACGTAGGCCTCGAGTTTTAATCCTTCAAACTTAGTTATTAGATTAATTCCAGTATCAGAAAGTTTCATTATGATAGTTCGTAAGTAAAGTCTAGAGTAAATGAACAAGCCCCACTAAGCGAATTATCAACCTCAATACTTAATTCAGCACATTCAGTTGTTGAAAGATTAATACCTCCTTTAAGTTCGGTATGATTAATTTTGTGATTAATAGTTGTGAATCCAAACCCCGAAACACCACCAACTAATTCACTTATACTCGCTACACCAGCATACGGAATTGAAAATTGAAAAACCACGCTATGCCCGAATGCCCCTCCAAATGTAATTGATACTATTCCTTTAGCATTTATGATTTTTCCATTTCTACTTACAAAGAATTTTCCAAAAGAAATTGGGTTTGCAAGTACTGGGGTAAATTGAGTAGGGTTATAATAACTTCCTACAGTTTCGTTAATACTTATCAATGCCCAATCGTTAAAGGTTGTAATTCCGTTTGAATAATAAGCCTCTCCATTCAATGTATTTACATAAATATCTCCATAATTAGATGGAATAGTTGCGGTGTTAGAAGGCTTCCCACTAAGCGCAAAAATCTTTGGTGCATCTTGCCTTGCAATTAAACTCAATGGAACATAATTTGCCGAAAAATCGTTTCGGTAATACAGCCCTCTAAATATAGGATTGTCCGATGTTACTTTAATTGCGCTTGAATCTTCTGCTATAATTATTGCTTGCCCGTCTACATCAGTGATAGCTAGCTGATCAACGGCATCAATAACATTTTGTATTGTTGCTTGTTTAGAAGTTCCTTCGGGACTTTCTCCATCATCTGAAACATCAACTAAATAAGTAATATCTAATTTTTCAAGCGCCCCCGAAGGTGGCAATGCGGTTACTTTAATTCCTGCCATAATGTTTATTTTAGTTTGTTATTAATTAAAGACAATTATTGAAACATGGATTATTATTTGTTATTTGGAAAGTAATATCAAAATCAATTACTACCGTTGCATATTCATAATTATTTGGCAATGTTTTATTATCAACATCATAGCTCCTTGGATTTACCTCAAATGTAATTAAATGAAATTCATTTTTAAATTCATTATCAAATCCCGCTATGCAATTAATTACTTGAGATGCTAGCCAGTCCTCCGCATAAGCATTATCGCAAGGGCAAAAACTTTTTTTAACAACTAAATAAGCGGATAATGGAAAAGTTGTTTCATATAAAATATCGCATCCCCTTACCTTAATATTTTGGGATTTTTCAAGATTAACTTTCCCATTTTTTGCCCAGAATAATGTTCCATTTTTTGAATCATAATCGGTAACAACCTCAGCCTGGCCATTGCCAATATAGCTCACCCATGCTTTGTCTATGCCGTTGCTATTTAATTCACACAGGCCAAATAAAACATCGAAAATATTAGTTGTTAATAATCGATTATTTAATCTCTCAATTATATCTTTTAAAATTGTCATCGATATATTTTATTTAGATCCTCAGAAATATATTTTGAAAGCAATATTTCTAATACTTTTATTTCCTCTTTTGATGGCGTGAATATTTTGCCATATTTCTTTTCAAGGCCCTTAACTTTTAACTTTTCAGAACTATCAATTGTTATTGATGCCTTAGTTTTGTTTCTTATTATTGGTGATTTGTAATAACCCCCTAAAAGTTTCCCAGTTAATTGCAATGGCAGCTTTGCAGAAGTTTCATTTTTCAATTGCTTATAGCCAGTTGGAAAGTAAAGGGATTTAATTGGTTTGCCCTTTTTAGTCTTGCCTTTTGAATCAACTGTTGGCTTACCGAATTTAAACTTTGCGGGGGCATTCCTTAATCTTTTTGATGAAATATAAAATGGCTTAGATGAATAACTTTTTGTAGGCAATTCCTGCATTGCTGAATTCTTTCCGCCATTGCTTCCAGAACCAAAGATTCTTTCAAACATTATAAACTTTAATTCATTAGTGGCTTTAAATAATGGAATAAAATCTTTCTCCCATTGGCTAACTAATGATTTAGATCTAAGCTTAAATTCCGCAATTGTTATCATGGCAGGGCGGTAACATATTTAACATTCTTTCTGCAGTCAAAACAATGGCGATCATCCGGCAACCTTAAATTGCTAAAAAGATTTGTTAACTCTTCATCATAATTTGAAGCCGCAATATCCCGGGCCGCTACAATTCCCTCGGTGGCATCTGAGGTGGCAAAAACTTTATTGCCCTTATTAATGCTCACAGCGGTGTTGACTCGCTGATTTGGGGAAATGGTAAGGGCATAGTTAAATAACTCAACAGCGGTGCCGTATGCAAGCGCCATGGCCATTAATCCACCTATTGAGCATAGCCAAGATTCGCGATCACAAGAAACATTGTATGTAATTGACATCCCCTGGGTATACTTTTTTGCTTTAGAACTTAAAACATTAAATCCATCTGTTGTTAGCTCAATCCCAACAGCATCAACAAAAGGGCAAATATGGGCTTCCCTAATTCTACCGCCGCAATCATTACACGCCCCTCTTCTAGTTACCATTTTGGTGGTATCCCATAAAGATTCATAGACGAAAGCTAAATCTAATTTCCTTTTTTTAGCCTTAAATGTTTTGCCAATATACTCTTCAATAGATTCAGATTGATAATTAAAAGAATCAATTAATTTCAAGGTGGCCATATCAAAAACCAATATTTGCACCGGCGTTGCCATTGTATAAATATCAATCTTTAATTCAGATAGCTGAAAGTTTAAATAAGATTCATTATTTGGATCAATTATTAATCTAATCCCGGCATATTTTCCGGTCCCTAATAAAGGGTCAATATCCGATGAATTATTTAAGGCCTGCCCAATTCTTTTATTTTCAATTAAAGTATCAACTTTTAATAGCGGATTAATTCTTGAAATAAATGAGCTGGAAAGTTTCCTCCAGGCCATCTTTCTTTTATTAATAAAAAGCTCTTCGCCATTAATAAATTGATCAGTAATTAATTGTCCTAAAAATGTTTTATTTATTCCTAGATCATCAATATAAAGACCAGTAGAGGGTTCCTGGATGTTGCATCCATGCAAACCTAATAATGATTCAATGCACATTCATAATTATTTTTAACAAGATTAAATAAAAATGGGGAACATTTAAACATTCCCCATTTATTTATTGAATTAATAAATCATTGTCACCCTCGGAAAGTAAGTCCAAATCATTTTGGGTAAGAATATTTGATTGGACAATTACGGGTTTACATTTACAATAGAAACGCAATTCACATAATTAACCCCAGCTAATTTATCTTCCGCATCGTAAATTGTAGCAGGCAAAGTAACAATTTTGCCGGTTGCTGTAATTACAATTGAAAGATTCCCGCAATCATCTTTTAAAGTAAGATCAACAGGTAAGCCAGATGGCGTGTAAGCTAGCGTTCTAGAGTATCCCGCGCCTGGTGTTGGGTTGAATCCTGTGTTCCATTCAGCTAGGTTATAAGATAACCATTGAACAGCTCCGGCAGTAGTTACTAAAGCATGAGTTTGATCAGTGAAAGCTGCTGCAATTCGTGCATCATAAGCAAATCCAAAACCATTTTGCTGGCTGATCGCTAATAAATCAATCCCGTTTTGAGTGCAGCATCCAGCTTTAACCGCATTTGCATAACGTTGCATTGCTGCACCGCCAAAAGCAATTGGGCTAGATGGATAATTTGCCATTTGGGTTGCTTGAGTAATATCCGCCAATGCAAATGGATTAACTTCTCCAGAAGCACCAATTGTGCTAACTTCTAAGCAATCACCATCCATTGTAAAAAAGCCCTCAACATCTGTTCCCCAGTTACCAATAGCAGCAACTGCTTGAGCAGCCGCAACCGATCCAACTTTGCGGTCCAAAACATCCATTAATCGCATAACTGACTCAAGGAAATAAACATTATTTTCTTGGCAATGTTTTGCAATATCCGCACCTGAAATTAATTGAGAAACTTGGTACGTGTCGGTTGTATTTAGCGTGTAATTTGTTGTTGAATCGCCATAAGTTACATCGGAAGTGCAAGTCATAATGTTTGCGCCTGCAACAACTTCTGTTTCTGGCAATCTTTGTACCCAACGGGCTTGCACAGTGCGCAATTTTCCTCCACCTGGAGAAACTTGCATTCTAATCATTTTAACATTCTCTGGAGAGAGGATATATTCTAAAAATGGTAGCGATTCACGCTGGCCTGTCTCTATAAATAATTGCCCCAATGGAGCTTGAATGTTTGGACAAACGGAAAGTATTTCTGAAATTGGCATTTTGTTTTAATTAAGGTAGTTAGTTTTTGCATTCTAATAAAGGCAGAATGATAATCCTACATGATGCTCCTTTAAGTTGGAACTAACTACTTTTTTTGTCTTAATCTCTTTGCAAATATAATTATTTTTAATAAATAAAAAAAGGGGAGCACGAAGCCCCCCATTTTTAAACATAATCAACAGAGCAAAAGCACCGCTAAATTAAATAATTAATTAATAATTAATTAAGGTAGATCTATTTTGCCAAAAAAAGGCTTGTCGCTAACAGAAACATTTCCTTCGCACGACCATAATTGCCGGGCCCACCAATTAGGTGAATATTTGGTAGATTTAATGCCATTACTTCTGGCACAATAGCTATTGCCGGCTTGAGATCCAGGCTTTATTCTATAGCCGGAAGCCCCAAAATGTATTGTGTTGCCTTCATCATCTACGGCTTTATATTTTTTATCTTCTTTCTCTGAAGATGTTACATTGTAGCCCTCGTATATTGGCATGATTATTTGGTATAAAATTTAGGATTAATACCTTTTAATTTATTATTTATTGTTGGCTCCAATGGTGGCATAAAAGGATTGCCTTTTGGAAACTTATTCCCAGCATAAGGATTTTTTTGAATGATGCCAGCATCTGTGGCCTCTTTAATTAAAATATCTGAAACATTTAAGAAGGTTCCCGCCTTAGCCGCAGACTTTAATCTTTCCCCAGATGTTTTATCTTTTACAATTGCGCTGCCATCATCTTCTAAATCAATTTCATATTTTTCTGAAATTAAAGATTTGAATCCTCTAATTGTAAATTCATTTGTTGAAGGATCTAATTTAATTGCATTTAATTCTTTCTCGAAAATTGAATTAATCGCGCTAAGCTTTGAATCCTGCTTAACTTTATTTTTATACAATTCAAATTGATCAACTGCATCTTGTCTTGCTGAATCAATTTCAAAATGTTTTTTCTCTAAAGTTTTATATTTAGATTCTAATTCTTTAATAATTGTTTCCGATCCATTCCCAGATGCGCGCTTTTCCCATTCCTCTTTTTGCTGGTCAAATGTTTCTTTTGCCTTTTCAGAGGCAGCTCTAATAACATCCTGAACTTTTTTATCTTTAAAATCATCCTCGGTTAAAACAACACCAAATGGCTCAAAAGCTTTGCGCGTTACATTTGCAATTGTGCCATTAATTTTTCCTAATTTTTCATTAAGCTCATCGGCTTTCACCCACGCTGTAGAGAATTTCTCTTTTGCGTCTTCTAAGTTTTCCATCTCGCTTAGGTTCAGAAACTTCACCAGCTCCATTGCTTGTTCGTTGTTGATCGGCATATATATAATTTATTGGTTTCAGCTTTAAAACTATTCCGCCATTATTAAGCAGAACATTTGTGAATGAATCAGAGGCCTTTTTAATGGCTCCATCTGGCATAACTATTGTATTCATTTTATTAGGCAATTTGAATTTGTAAATATAATCATTTATCGATTAATTAAAAATTCATTTCATAAGCCAACCCTAAGCGAAAAGCAAGCGAACTGGAAGCGATTCATAAGCCTATAAATATAAATATAAATATAAATATATAGATTAATAGCCAAATGGCTAGGGCCCAAGGACCATTTATTGGCTTTGTTCCAGGTATCAATTGCATTTTTTCATGCTCATTATCAGCACATTATAACTATTTTTAATTGACTTCGTAATACGTATTCATGAATGGCGCATCTTTACCATATCAAAATCACTAACCATTTACACACTTAATAAATCACACATCATGGCAACTTTAAAAACAACACTAGGATTAAGAAACAACGTTGATATTTTCAACAATAGAGAAAATGCTTTTGGCTGGGCAAGTATGTCAATCAAAGGGCAAATTGTAATGCTAGGAGATAACAACAAATTTTGGGTAGTTTGTTTTGCAGATGCAAACAAGCTTTCTAAACTTGGATATGAAATTGCAGCTTAATAATTAATCAATCACTAACTCAATAAATTTAAACACCATGAAAAATATGAATGCAAAAGAAGCTCGCGAGCAGTGGTTAAAAGCTGCTCAGCAAAAATTAAACAACTTGATGAATTCACCTACTGCTACTGCGGAGGATATAAATTATGCGCAGTATGTAGTTGCTTTACATATAAATGTTTTGCAAGATATGAATGGGATGTCTTACTAATTTAAAATTACTAATCAACCCAGGGAGGCAGCCCCTCCCTATATTTTCTTTTAATTTTTAATAACTCAATAAATTTAAACAACATGAAAAAATTTCCAAAGTACTCAGCAAATTTAGCTCACGATTATGAATTCATTTATTCATACAAAACAAAAGTGGCGGCAATCACCGATGATGGCATTGTTAGATTAGGCTATTGGAGCCAAACAACTTCTAAGCATATCAATTACGCAGCATCTCAATTGAACTTATCCGTTAAATAATTTAATCAATCATGGCGGCTAACTACCGCCTATTTTTTTTAATCAATTAAAAACTAAATCCCATGGCAAAAATTAAAGCAAGCAAAATGTTTCTTGAATTAAGAAGCATTTATTTTTTATTAGATGAAATTAAACAGCAATATATTAAGCTTGAGGATGGCTATATATTTGACCGCTACCATGATATTATATTGACTCAATATAATTGCGCAGACGAAACCTATAAAGAGCTTGTATGGATGTTTAATAATAACACGATCACCATTGAATATTTACAAGAACAACATTTTGATTTTGTCCACACCGCTCAATATGTAACAAAGCTTGTTGATATATCGATTGAATTAAATAAATTGTCCGAGCCAATATACGCCTAACACAAACCACCAACCAAAATTAAGCTGCCCTAACAAGGCGGCTTTTTTTATTCTATAATCGGCCATAATCCATTAGGCCGCGTTTAAGGGCTTAAATATATCCCTCCGCCTTAACCCTTGCCTTAACGGTATCGGGCACGCTGGATGCGTCCATTGGAGCTAAATAGTGCCGGCAATTCCAGCCGCCTAAGAATGTGAATATTGTTCTTGAGTCCGTGCCGTCAATTTCTCCCGCCCAGGTGCCGTCAACAATATCATCAATGCCGCCTGCATTTTGGCCATTCCCCCATGCTTCAATTTCTTTCACATGGAAAATGCCGCCTTCTCGATGTTGGCAGAATGGCCGGGTGGTTGGAATCTCCCCGCCAATATATTTGAAATATTCAATTTCAATTGTTTCCGTTACGGTGGCGCTGTATGATCTATCACTAACCGCCTGGGCCGTTAACGCGGTTGTTTTAATTTGTCCTAATAATCGGCCATCTACTTTCTCATTCCCAACCAAAGTTGTTTCTAAGCTTTTTATCATTTCACTCAATGGGGCCCGGGCCGCCACACTTGTTGTCAGCTGCTCAATAAATGGTTGAATTACATTGTTCCTTAGGCCGGTCCCAATAAACGCGTCTATGGCGTTGGTTTGAGTTAATTTCAATAAAGCTCGCTGGGCGCTGGTTGGTTCATAAGATGGCTTAAACTTTTTTGCAATTGCATCTGTCAGTTTTACGCTTTCATCGATTGAATCAATAAATGATTTAACCGCATCTTGATATTCTCTTCCGGCAATTAATTTATTTAAGGCATCTCCTACCGCACCAATCTTTTTAACATTAGCATCGGATTGAATAATGTTTCCAGTGGCATCAACTTCAAAGCTATTTAATAAAGGCGCCAGTTCTTTCCAAGTTTTTAATTGAACTTTTTGCGCATCCGTTGCCAATTGTTCTGGCACGGTTTCTAATATCTTTATTTTTTGTTTAATTAAATTATCAAGCGAGGCCATTCAATAATGTTTGTTGTGCTTGTTGAATAGGATCTAATACTTCCCTAACTTTACTCACCGCCTTTTCTTTCAGAAAGTTTATTTGCTCTTGCATTGGCAATGAAATAAATGTTGGATTTAATTCATTAGGAATATATTCCCGCATTAATTCCATAATTAATTGTGGCGCGGCATGGTGCAAAACATCTTGCCATTTTTCTACCGTTCCATTTCCAATTCTTGCAATAACATCTGCAGAGCTCATTAATAATAATTCATCAGCATTAACAATCAATTCATAAATCGCGCTGCTCTCATCATCTGTGTAATTAACAGCCTTAATATAATTATAAACATTTGCATAAGTTACAGCTGGCGGCACGCCTGCTTTTATTCCCTCGCTAATTAATGCCAGATAATCGGATGGGGTTGATATATCAAATGAGGTTGGATAGACTAAAGTTACCCCGCCAAAATATTCGCCATATCGCATCTTTCCCATTGTAATTAAACAGAATTCATAAATAGAAAACAATTGATCTGAAATAGGCTTAACAAAAGCATAAAGAGATCGCATTTTATTTAGTGAACCGGTTGCTGTGCTTGACTCCCCAATAGTAATGCTTGAATCACTGCTAGGCAAATGTAATATCTCGCGAGACTTTCTTAAATGAGAATCTATTTCTGTTCTTAAAAATGTTAATGTATCCATTGGCGGGGAAACAAATTTCATGTAGTCGCCACTAATTCCGCTATCCCCATCACTTAAAGAAGTTTTAGGCTTGACTAATAACATCCCAGATGGGGAAAATCTACTTTTTACGCCAGCCCCGTTGCAACTTCCGCACGTCCTATATCCTCCACCAATTGCATCAAATATCTGGCCATTATCACATCTGTTTCCCTCTCTATCTACAAACTCACATATCTCTCCAATGGCAACCATAAATGGAAAGGCTGAGGTAGCCTTGCTCATCTGCAAATAGCTTTCATCTAAAACAACTTGATCCAGCAAAGGAACTACCGTGGAGAATGGCGATTGAAATAATAATTCATTATTAATTATTTGAGGGGTGCCCATTAACTTTTTACATGGCACATATCCCAGATTGTGTTGGAAATAAAGGACCGGTTCCCCAAAAGTTAATTCCGATTTTTTGCCAATTTGCTCAATGCGATAAATAGCAACATCATCATAAAGTTCTAAAACAATTCCAGTCTCTTCGTATTTACTTCCATTTTTAACCATCGAAAAGTCTTCATCGATAACTAAATAATATTTATCAAATTCTTGTCCAACAATTCTTTTGCAATTATAATATTTAGGCAATGGCTTAATTAAATCATTTGAAATAAATAGCTCTTCCCCATTATCATCCTCCTCAATATCAAAATCTTCTGGCTCAATTGCTATGATGCCATTAGGATCTACCAGCTTTAAAGTAGGTAGCAAAGATTTAATAAAAGATTCTAAACTAATATATTTATCAATCTCGCTATTAACAAATCTTTGAAAGTTATCCTGGCCAAATCTTTCATCTGTTTCCTGGTTATATTTAATGCTCCAGTTTTGATCAGCAAAAGCCCTGCTTATGGTAGCCTTAAAATCCTCAAAAACATTTAATGTAATTGCTTTATAATTTGCCCTAATATAATCCGCCTGCATCTGCGTTTGGTTAGGTGCGCGTACTGAAAGCAAATGATTTGGATAAATATCTGAGCGCGTATGTGGTAGAATAGAATCATACAAATTTGCTGCAAAATTATAGCCATCCCAATATTCTGGATAGTTAAGCATGCCCGTTCTACTTTTGCTAATATGATCAACAAAAGTTTTGCCTTCCGCATCTTTATGCGCTTTTGTTTTGCGGGCAAACTTTTCTACAATTTTATTTATATCTTCTATTGAAAGGGCCATTACGCAACTACTTTTGTGGAGGTGGTTGAATTAATTATGTGCGATCCGCACGTCTTTGATTTGCAAAAAGTTGTTTTCATATTGATTTATTTATGTAGGATTGATAAGCCTTTTAAGTCAAATGTGTTTAATGTTACCGCTCGATATTTATAGTGCGCCGCATATTGAACCAGCTTGCGAGGACCATCAAAATGTTTTGTATTGTAATAAATAATTATTGCATCTTTTGCTATTGAATGCTCAATTAATTTAAACTCTTGAAACATATAAGCCCAGTTAGTATCGCCATCAACAAAAACAAAATCAAATGTTTCTTTTTGCTGCGCTTTCAAAAATGAAATACTATCAATTAATTTAAACTGATCTTCATTCATTAATTCTTTTAATTCTAAATCTCTTGAATCTTTTACATCGATACCAATATAAACAGCTTCTGGAGATAGCGCCTTTAATATTTCTTTTGTTGTAGCCCCTTCTGAAACCCCAATTTCTAAAACATTTTTAGGATTATTTAATTTAATTAATGATCCAATAAACTCGCAAACATTTGCATTATTTGATTCATTAATTTTAGTAACAGGCTCAGCGGTATCAATAGCTGCGGGCTTTACTTTTTTCTTTGTTGCCATATTCTAATTATTTAATTTATGTAATGGTACAAAATAAAATAATAAAAAGAACCCACCCCCATTTAATTAATTGAAGATGGGCCCTTTTTAAAACAATTTAATCTTAGCCAAAGATACCCGCTGGAGCATCTAATTGCGCTGGGATTGATTTACTTCTCCATGAGAATGTTACTTCATAACGTTGAAGTTCATTGTTTTGCTCAGGAATAATAAATTGTGCAGATGTTACAATTCCAGCTGCTGGATCAATCCAAACAATTTTTCCAGAATCGCATAAGTAAGCCATAATCCAGGCCACTTTTCTATTGTTAACATCATTCCAAAATAATGAATTTTCATCAGTAACATTTGCATCATACAAAGTTGCCGTACGGTCTTCATTAATTCGGATTGGACTTCCGCAACCAATAGGAGAATCCACTGTGATAGGGGAACCCGCAGGTAGCGCGAAACGGATGTCTTCAATTAGCTTAGCTGTTCCCGCGGTAATTAATGCGGCAACTTCTACGGCATCGGATGGATCAACTAAAGTTGTGCCACAGGCGCCAATTAAAATAGCGGAAACCCCGCCTAATTTATATTCTCCACAATTAACCAAATTATGGTCTAAAAGTTCGGAATCACAAAATGAAACACAGCTCATTGTTTTTTAGTTTTAAAAGTTATTTGTGTTACTATTAAAGGTTGTAACATTCAAACCTACATTGAGCAATAAGACAAACAAATGTAATTAATTTTCTTGATACAGATTAATGCCATTTTGTGAAACTAATCTTTCTGAATCCTGGGTTAAAATAAATGGGCCATCGCCATCGTCTAATATTGATGGCAAGCAATTGGCATCACTTGAATAGCAAACAGTTTTAACAACTTTATTATTCTTAGATAATAAATCTATTTCAAACATTCCTAATTTAGGATCAGCATCATCGTATTTAATTTGCGGGAATTTATCATCCGCCGGAGAAACTAAATAGCCATTAACATAGCAATTATCATAATAAAATATTGTTGACAAAAAATCTAAAACATATTCAGGCAATCTTCCAAAATGGTATGTCCATTGCTTTGTAATGTCTGCATAGTTTGTGGACCATTTGCCAGATGAATATCGAAACAATTTTGCGTTGCTTTCATACTGTGCTTTTGTTCTCATTCCAGTTAGCCTAATTGATGGCAAAAAAGAACTTCCTGAAAATGATAATCCAAATTGATCCTGAGCATTGCAACCCTCAACTTTTAGATACTTGCATTCATCATCATAATCTCCTATAGAAAGAATATCTGAAAAGTAATTCCATTGAACATCGGCATCATCAATTTGCACGTCTACCTGAGAAATACAAGCTATCCCAGGCCCTGAATTGTTTTGAAAAAATATTACTAATTTAGTGCCATTA